TTCGCATCCACCGCCAGCGCTTCGCCGTAATGCTCATGCACCCGCAGAGCCTTGTCGCTGGCGCTCATGGCGGTAAATTCCGCCTCGCTCATGGTATCGAACGGACTTTGTACCGGTGGCCGGATGGCATCATAAATCGCTTTTCGGGTGGCCTCCCCGCCGTGCTGCATAAACGCATCATTCCAGTCACCAAACACCGGCGGCAGGGCGACAATGCCCTCACAGGCTTCTGCGGCCGCGGTGGCTTTTGTCTGGCCATCGCCGTTAAGGTCACGGTCAGCAGCGAGGACAATCTGACAGGCCGGGTGTTTCTGACGGGCAAGGCTCGCCAGAGAAAGGAGGTTCACGGACGACAGCGCCACCATGACGGTTTCTCCGGTCAGGTGATGTACGGTGAGCGCAGTCGCATAGCCCTCCGCAATCCACAGGCGTTTTCCGGCCTGTTTTTTCCCTTCGATGGTGTGGCACGCTCCTTTTACTGCCCCGCCTTTCAGGGTGCGTTTGAGCCCCTCAGAACTGATAAGCTGAAGGTTAACCAGCACGCCGGTATCGTCATACAGCGGGACAACCACATCACCGGCGCGGAACGTCACGCCGCCGGTTTTATGTGTGGCCGTCAGCATGAGACATTCATGACCGGGAAAACCCTTACGGGTCAGATAAGCGTTGCCGCTGGCCGTGCGGGTTTTCTCCATCAGTCTGATGGCCAGCGCGGCGGCCGCTTTACGGTCGGCTTCGGTTTCAGCCTCTGCGGCCGCAATCACTTCCGGGGCAACCGGCTGCAGGTTGCCGGTCACGGCATTCACCTTTTGGGCTGCCTCTGACGGTTTTACACCGAAAACCTTCTCAACCAGCTTAAGCCCGTCACCCGCGCCGCACTGGTTACAGAACCACGTGCCGCGCCCCTCTTTATCGTCAAAGCGGAAGCGGTCAGAGCCGCCGCACACCGGGCAGGCCTGATGGCGGTTTTTAATCACCTTCACACCCAGCGCCGGGAGAATGCGCGGCCAGTGGCCGCACGCCTGTTTTACGGTTTCCGTTACGTTCATTTTCATCGTTATTTTCTCCCTCAGTGCATAACAGGCGATGTGATATAGCGGGCACAGAGTTCATCCATCACGGCGAATCCCAGAAAGGACAGCGACGGGGTGGCCTTGAGCGGTCCGGCTTCCATTAAATCTTCCAGCAGCGCACAGGCAATCTGGCGGCCTTTTTCCTCACCGTGCTGGCGCAGATAGAAGCCCTCCAGCTCGTCGGCGATGGCGCCTTCCAGCGCATCAAGGGTGAGGTGTTCGTAGCGGTGCTGACGCTCGCATACTGTCAGCCATGCACAGGCCACGGCGCGGCGATAGAGCGCGGCGCGTAATACGGGTGAAAGAGGCTTTTTCATACGTTATCCTCCCCGGTCAGCCAGCGCTTTTTGCAGCGCTCAACCACGCCGTCGAGCTGGGCGGTCATGAGGTAAATCACGGAGGTGAGCTGCAACTGCTGCGCCGGATCGCGACAAACGGAGGTTGAGTCCTGCACCTTCATCAGCTCGTCAACGAGCTGGCCGACATTACGCATATGCTCAAGGCACTCGATATCATGAGGGGTGATCAGGGTCTGTTTCATGGTCGCACCTCCGCAACCGGCAGGCGGCCAGCAAACGACAGAACGTAGTCGCGAACGAGGGACAGGCGTGCGGCGTGTTCATCACCGGCAACGGTGCGGAGCATACAGATACGGGGTTTACGGTCTGCGCGACGAACGGCGGCAAACACAAAGACAAACTGCGAATGTGACGGGGTGAGGATAGTAGCCATAATGGCAGCCTCCATTGAGTAGCGGTTACTGCTACCACCGGAAACGCCAATTTCACTGGTGGCAGCCCGAACGGGGTTGGCGTAACCGGCCTCAATGGATACCGGCCAGCCCGAAGGCTGCCCCGCCCGGACTACCATTATCTTGCTGGAACCATGGTGTAAAAAGAGACACCACAGCCCGGAAAATGGGTGTGCCTGAGCTACGACGAAAAAAAAGACGCACGGCGCGTCTGGTGTCGCCATTGAGTTTCGCGGAACGCCAATTCCGGCTGCCGATTTTGCGACAGCGGGAAAACTATACCTGGAAACGGCGACAGGAAGCAAGCCAGAAAAAGGGGCTGTTTGCTGAACGGTCATCATCATGCGTCACAGCCCCGGTTGCGCTCGGCAATGCGATCCGCCATCCATGCGGTGATTTCAGACTGCGCCCACGCCACGTTTTTACCGCCCAGGCTGATTTGTTTCGGGAAAGCCTCCCGGCTGATGAGGTCGTAAATGGTCGACCGGGACAGACCGCAAAGATGCATCACTTCGGGCAGGCGGAGAAAGCGTTCCTGAACGGCATCAGAGACCGGCATCATCGGGGCGGCAGGGGCAGAAGACGGGGAAGAAAAAGCGGTGTGCATCGGGCTACCTCATAAAGTCCATACTGTGCCGGTCGTGTCCGTCCGGCCTCGGGTAGCTCTCTATTTTGTGAATATTTATCCTCAGGGCAACAAGTCTTTTACGGACAATTTTGCATCCAGACCGTTGATTTATCGAATGTGGCAAACCCATGGCAACTGCTGGCAATCAGTGGCAATTGATGGAAAACCCATGATTACTTTTACTGATTAATACCTCCTGCATTGACCGGAATAAAATATAAAAGCCCCAAGATAAGCCAGAACGGCAGGTGAACAGTGGTGAACAGACGGTGAACAGTCAGACCTGCAACTGTTCACCCTTTAACTTACTGTATTATTTATACTTTTATTTATGGTGAACAGTGGTGAACAGTTATCAGTAAAAAAACAAACGATGAGTAAGGTTTTGCTGAGACCTTTCTCTGGCAAGCCGGGTTTTGAGTGCTGTTTGTGCCAGAACTGCCACAACTGCAATGAATCGAGATGTTGTGTGATGAAGGGCAGAATCATTTCAGGTTGAACACACGGAGAGCCTGAACATGAAACCCGAAACAGTCATTACCGCCCTGCAGAATGTAGCCGCTCAACAGTCAGCAGAGAGCAGCCAGCGCATCACAGACAAGCTGAGCGCATTCACTGCGGCCAGAGACACGCACGCAGCCAGCATGCAGGAACTGAAAGAGATTGATACGTCCATTGAACGCTGTAAGCAGGAGCGGCAGACCGCCCTCAGTGAGAGTGCAGAGGCGGAGCAGGACTGGCGCAGTCGCTTCCGCACCCTGCGCGGCAATCTCACCCCTGAAATGAAAGCTGAGCACAGCAGGCGTATCGCCAGTCGCGAGCTGGCCGACGAGTTCACCGGCCTGATTGCGGAGCTGGAAACTGACCGGACACGCGCCATACTGAATGCCTGCTCGACCGCCAGTAAATACCTGTCAGCGCATGATGATGCCTTTACCACTTATGCCGGTGCGGAATGGGCTCAGGCGGTCAACACGCTCCCCGCCGCGCTCATTCGTGCTTTCCTGCTGCGCATTCGCGCCCTCGAAATGCAGGGTGACAGTGCACCCCAGTCCGTTGTCGTCGGCGAGCTGCGCGATGCGCTGAGCCGTCAGGGCAGCCTGTATCACTTCGATATGAAGCAGGAGCCGGTATTGTCTGTGACGGGCATGCACCGGCCGCAGATTAACGGTGTCGATATGGAGCTGTTACGCAGCCCGGCGAAGAGAATGATGCTCGCCAGAAAACTGGCTGAGAATGGCGAGACAAAAGCGGAGGTATAAGCATGTTTCACTGCCCGTTCTGCAAAACCAGTGCGCACGCCCGCACCAGTCGCTATCTGTCTGAGAACGTCAAACAGCGCTATCACCAGTGCGTGAACGTCGAGTGCTCGGCGACCTTCCGTACGCTTGAATCCGTTGACGGGATTATCCGTTCACCGGTTACTGAGCCGGTTATCCCTGTACCCGCACCGGCGGCCACCGTTAACCGTGCCGGTGCGTGAGCACGGCCAGACATCAGGAGAGATATACGTGACCACACTGACGCTACAGAAAGCCTTTGAGGCCTGTCAGGCAAATAAATCCGCATGGCTGCAACGCCGGGATGAACTGAAGCAGGCCGAACAGGCATACCGCGAACAGCTTGCCGGTAACGGCCACAGCGGCCGGAGCCTGCAAACCCTGCGCGAAATTATCGACGTGAAAAAGTGGGAAATAAATCAGGCTGCCGGGCGTTACATTCGCTCGCATGAGGAGGTGCAGCGAATCAGCATCCGTAACCGTCTGAATGATTTTATGCAGGCACATGGTGCGGAGCTGGCCGCCGCCCTTGCCCCGGAGCTGATGAATTATTCCGGGCAGCATTCCGCCATTCAGCGCTGCGCCATGCAGCACTCACTCGACTATCTGCGTGAGGCGCTGCAGGTCTGGCTGGCCACCGGTGAAAAAATTAATTATTCGGCGCAGGATAATGACATTTTAACGGCCATCGGATTCAGGCCTGACGCGGCTTCGCGCGATGATAATCGTGAAAAATTCACACCTGCACAGAACCTGAATTACACCCGCCGACGCGCAGAGCTGGCCGCGCAGTAGTCCTTTCAAAAATTCCCGAAAATCCCGCCTTTTTCCCCTAAAAAGCCATGCATGCATAAGGTGCATGGTTTTGCATGCGTTTTGCCGACACTGGATCCCCCGCCAGCGCCAGCACTGACGCGCCCTGAGGCCGGTCATGCACCTGCATTAAAAGCGCCCCCTTAAGCGGGCAGGCGGGGCGGGGAGAGCATTGCGCGGCAGGGTTGGGATATACTATATTTTATTTTCCGCAAATGATAATCTGGATAACAGAATTATTACATTTATTCGGAATGTATATGTCATAAAATCAAGGAGCGAATGAATATATGTCAATTCTTATAAGTTCTGTTAGGATTTCAGGTTTTAGAGGTATAAAGGAAATTGAGGTTGAGCTAGGACGTATTGCCGTTTTGTTAGGTACAAACAATGCGGGGAAAACATCCTTCCTAAAATCGTTGCAACTAGCTTTAGGTGATTACCAACGTTACTTTAGTGATGAAGATCTTCATATAGATAGTTCTGGGTTAAAAGTTAATGAAGTTATCGTTGACTTAAAAATAATACCTACGGATGAACATTATAATAAAACAGAAGAGTTTGACGAAAAATGGATTGATGTTTTCGGTGATAATATTGCAGTAGATGCAAATGGACATGAGTTTGTGGCTATTCGTACAAAAGTTCAGCCAGATGAGATAAAAGGTGGGTTTAATACACAACGTTATTATTTGAATGAATGGGGGGAGTTTGAGGGATGGAAAGAGATTGTTGTCAACGAGAGAAGAAAGGTAAGAACAAAAGTTGATGCAATCCCCTATATTTGTATTGAGGCTCAGAGGGATATACATCATGAGCTTAAAGATAAAAGCTCATATATAGGGAAGGTCTTATCATATATTAAATATGAAGATGAAGATGTTACTGCACTTGAAGAAATGATAAGTTCAATAAATGAAACCGCAGTGAGTAGAAGTGAGCCGCTTCAAAGCTTAAAAAATTCACTTCAAGGGTTAAACCAATCATTTCTAGGATCAAGCCACACAGAAATAACTCCTTTCCCTAAAAAAATCCGAGATCTATCAAAGCAATTTACAGTACATTTCGGAGATGAAGAAAACCATTCATTTTCAATGGAATATCATGGCACTGGGACGAGAAGTTGGGCTTCAATGCTTACAGTTCAATCGTTTTTAAGCTTTATGCATGAACGGCATGAGCTCGAAAATAAGGCGCTACATCCAATTGTTGGAGCTGAAGAGCCAGAAGCGCATCTACATCCCAATGCACAAAGAACCTTGTTTAAACAGTTATCATCATCTCAGGGACAAATTATACTGAGTACTCATTCACCATACCTGAGCGCAATGGCTGAGATAGAAGATATAAGATCATTCATAAAGAAAGGTGATGGAGTAACAGTAAATTGTCTGAAGAAAAGAATTGAACATGATGAAAAAAATGCATTAAAAAGAGAGATAATGTTAACCCGTGGTGAGTTGCTTTTCTCTCGAGCCTTAATTTTATGTGAGGGTGTTACAGAAGAACAATTAATACCATCCATGTTTGAATTGTATTTCGGTAGGACGATGTTCAGTGTTGGAGTTAACTGTGTAAGTGTCAGTGGTAAAAATTATCCACCATTCATTAAACTTGCAAGTAATTTAGGTATCCCTGTCTGTATTATTAGTGATAATGATGGTGATACTCATGGTGAGATAAACCGTCAGGTAACACGTTTAGTTCGTGAAGATGGCCTCGTATTGAATCCTGATTGTTTCTCCTTAGAGTTCCTCAAAGAAACAAATGATATTGAAGCTGAGTTATACAACGAGTTGAATATTCGTGAAGAAATAATTGAATCATTAGTGTTAAGTGAAACCAAAGCTAGTCCTAATGAACGGTATCGAGATGCCAAGAAAAGAGAAATAGAGGCTTTACAAGATGGTGCTATAATTGAAAAAATGCGTGACTCAAAAGCTAGTTATGCAGGGTATTTAGGGGTGATTCTAGCACAGAATGCAAATGGAAAGAGAATTGAGGAGTTACTTCCGGAATCTGTTATTATTGCATTTAATAAAGTTAGGGGATGGCTTGAGCTATGATTGATAATTTATCACAATCTCAAATTGAAGTTGTTAAAGCTCCTATGGGAGGGGCTATACAAGTTCTTGCATCTGCAGGGTCTGGTAAAACAAGAGTGCTTACTGAGAGGGTTAGGTTCATTCTCAATAACTCTGCTAGAGGAAGTGTGGTTGCTTTAACATTCACAAATAAAGCAGCAGATGAAATGCTTGAAAGGTTAGATGATGGCTCAGAAAATCGTGATAGGATTTGGATTGCTACGATTCATTCTGTTGCACAAAGGGTACTCGAAAGTTATGGGTATACTATTGGGTTACCAAAAGAATTACATATATTTGAACGTGACCAAGATCGGATGGAGGTTTTCCTACATTCCTTAAGAGAACAGGGGGTTAATATTGATGAATACTTAGATGTTGAGGACGTTAGAGAAAAGCGCAATCGTGAAAAAATTATAAGTCAATATCTTAATGTATTCTCTATGATTAAAAGAGAGCTTTTAACTGAAGATGAAGTAAAGATAAAATTCAGTTCCAATCCGCGTATTTGGAATATTTATCAAGATTATCAGTCTGCTTTATTGGAAAGTGGTGGTGTGGATTTTGATGATATACTTTTATATGCACATAAAATCCTATTAAATCAAGATTCGGTAGCAAGAATATATCAAAAAAAATACGTTGCTTTATTTGTTGATGAAGCACAAGACTTAAACAGAGCTCAGTACGAATTTATAAAGGTTCTCTGCGGTGATAAAATAAAAGATGTCATGATGGTTGGTGATAGTGACCAGATGATCTATGGTTTTAATGGTTCATCATCAGATTATTTTATTAAATCATTCGTGAAAGATTTTACTCCTAAAACTTATTATTTAAACGAGAACTATAGATCTTCGAAAGCAGTAATTGAATTAGCTAATAAATTAAAACCAAATAGCCAAGTTGGTGTTAATGCTGCTCTTGCTGGCTATAAATCTTTTAATGCTTTACCAGATGAAGAATCTGAAGCTATATGGGTTTGTGATAGCATTCAACATATACTGGATTTAAAAAGACATCCAGAAATTGAGGGCGATATTGATTGCTCTAAAATTGTTGTTATAGGTAGAAATAGATTTGTTTTTAAGGCTATGGAAAGTGAGCTTAAAAAAAGAAATATACCTTATTTCCTAAAGCGTAGTGATAGAAATGAATCGCCTGTTTCTCTTATTGGGAAAGTAGTCGATCTTGCTTTAAGGGTTAAGGTTAATCCAAAGGATTGGGTTGATGGGAAGAGATTATATAAACTAATCGGTTTAGAATTAAATCCAGAATCAGATGTTACCTACGATATTAGCAAAGTCTATGCTGACATAAAAAAATCATCTAACCTAAATAAAGATTTAATTAGCTTGGTTTTAGCACATATTGAACATATATCTGTAGACACACCTAATATTTTGAAGTTCTGTTTAGATATTAAATCAGAACTGGTGAATTTAGGAGCAAATACCAAAGATTCTGCTAAAGAAGATGATATTGCCACAGGGATTAAAGATATAGAGCAGCTTCAATCCATGTGGACACGATTCAAACGTAAAGGCCTCGGTGATAATCTATCCTCATTTAGGAATGCACTTGCTTTGGGTCAGCTTAATGATGATACCTTAAATAATGGGATTATGTTAAGTACTGTTCATACAATGAAAGGACTTGAAAAAGATATAGTTTTCCTTATCGGTATGTGTGAGGGGGTTTTTCCAGATTATCGAGCTAAGAGCAAAGTCGAGCTGGATGAAGAAAGAAATAATGCTTTCGTAGCTATAACACGATCTCGGCGTTGGATTTTTGTTACTTATCCAGAAAAAAGAATGATGCCTTGGGGGGATTATAAATATCATCCTGCATCAAGATTCTTCCTCGATATGCAGTAAGACACGCAGCATCGTCATTAAAGGCGATGCTGTTTTTTCATGTTTTATTTACTCGACTTCCCCACCATGACATAAGCTCTTTACGTTGTTCTAAATATGTAGAGCGGTTATAAGCTTTTCTTACTTCATTTTTATCAGAATGGGCTAAAGCAGCCTCTATCACATCAGCATTAAATCCAGCTTCATTCATGGCCGTACTGGCAATAGAGCGTAATCCATGGGCTACGAGTTTTCCTCCATAGCCAATACGTTTCAGCGCTGCATTTGCTGTCTGACTATTCATGGCGTGCTTTGGATCATTCCTGCTCGGGAAAATATGCTCACGATGAGCACTGATAGGTTTCATCGCATCCAGAATTTCTAATGCTTGTGGTGATAAAGGAACAATGTGCTCACGCTTAGCCTTCATTCGTTCGGCGGGAATCGTCCAGAGTTTGGCATCGAGATCGATCTCTACCCAGCGAGCTCCAGAAGCCTCAGAAGGACGCACTAGGGTCAGAAGCTGCCACTCAATAAGACAGCGAGTCGAAACAGATAGATTTGACATGACCAGAGAACGCATCAGCTTGGGTAATTCTTCTGGTCGTAGCGTGGGCATGTTTTGCTTTTTGGGTTTCTCAAATGCCATTCCAACACCTGACGCAGGATTTGCATCAATCAGACCGGTATTAACCGCGTAAATCATTATCTCGTTAATACGCTGGACTAGGCGACGAACCGTCTCTAATGCGCCACGTGCTTTTATTGGCTCCAATGCTGCAACAATCGTTCTGGCCTTAATCTCCTGAACTGGTATCGCACCGATTGCCGGGAACACGTCTTTATCCAAAGAACGCCAAATATCCTTTGCATAATCCTCTGTGACACTTCTGCTTTTAATCTGGAACCAGTTAGCAGCTACTGTTGAGAAAATGCTGTCTAACTCAATCTGGCGTTGTTCTGACGCCTGCTCCTGTTGCTGTTGGGGATCCATGCCTTGCGCAAGCGTGATTAAGTGCTGGTCGCGTATCTGACGTGCTGTTGCGAGTGTAAGGGCAGGGTATGAGCCGAGACTCAAATTTGTGCGGCTGCTGCTTCCCGGTCGTTGATAACGGAAGCGCCAGAGTTTTTTTCCAGTGGTTTTGACGAGCAAGAACAAGCCATCACCATCATGAAGGGTGAAGTCTTTTTCACGGGGTTTGGCTTTAAGAATTTCATTGTTAGTGAGGGGGCGTGTGATACGCGCCATATCTGGATCCCTTCCATAATTGGTACACGTTTAATGGACCACAGTATAGCGTGTACCTAAACGTGTACCAATTTTCTCTGGATTTAGCCGGATGTTCTCGGACAACGACAGACACAAAAAAGCCCGCAGGGCTTGTGCCGTGCGGGCTTTCTGTACTTCACCGGACATATCCGGATCATGATTTGGTGGAGCTGGCGGGAGTTGAACCCGCGTCCGAAATTTCTACATCCTCGGTACTACATGCTTAGTTTGTCTTTACATTCGCACGCCAGCTGCGGACAGACACGCCACTAACGAACTAGCCTGA